CGTCTTTGTCGGAAACACACGTGTTCGCAATTTTATCGCACTTATATCTCTCGCGAGTTTTGGAATATTCACGGCGAGAGATTCAATCGCAATCTTATTCAGTTCCTTTAAAGAAAAGGACGCAGCCCTAATCTGGTCTATTTCCATTTTAATCTGTTTTGCCGCTTCAAAATCCTCGGTCTGGATTGCGAGATGTTTTCGCGATTCTAATTTCTCTAATCGCGCAAGCGGTGCCTCCATTTCGTCTATAGTTGCGCGGAGTTTCTTCGCTGCGTCATAGTCTTCTTCTGCGATAGCCTGCTGTTTCGCGTAATGCAGTTCTTTCAACTTGGCGGCATGAAGCGTCGGGATGGTCGCTGAGAGATTCTTCAGGATTCGTTCAAATACATGCTTGATTTCTTCGGGGCTTACATTTTCGGGAATACCGTCGAATAATCCCTCCTCGGACAATAACGCCCAAAGAAGTTCTTTGTTTTCTTGTGATACGAGAGATGACATTCGGCAGTGGGTTACGTTATTAAATTATATATACCAAAGAAGGTTTATATAATTTTTTTATTGAATACAATAATCCAATTATCCATAACCACCGCTGGTAAATTGATTATAATTTGATTCTTTGGCACGTTTTCTATCATTAGCCGCACCCAGCGTATCTAATAGTTCAAATTCAGAAAGGGACTCCCCTTTATAGATTGCACGTTTTAATGTGTTATTACCGTTCATTTCTTTTACTTCAATGATTACTGTAATGTTGTCTTTCCCAGCTAAATGATTAGTTACACGAAATCGCTTGGTTTGAAGCATATCGTACGAAAAGGCGTGTAACAATAGATATTCATTTACTTTATTAAATGCTGTTGTTTGGGTCGGCGTTGCTGGAGAAGGTTGCCATATCCCTGGACTGGTCATAACAAGTGTAATAGGATGAACGGCTGGTACCCCGGAGGTGAGGGCACCACGGTGAATATTCATCGGAAGTTCTATTAGTGGAACAAGTTCGTGCAACGTATGTATATCGATATTCGGGTTCAACCCTAACTTTAAGTCAGTTTCCATAGATTTAATTATTTCTACATAAACAGCCTGAGACGGGGTCTGATAAGAATCCTTACATAGTGTATCTCTCGTATTATCAACCATTTGTTTATGTGTGAATGTTATCCATACCCATTTGATAATACCATCTTCGTCACATTCCAAGACAATTGTTTTATCAACCGGTATATATCTTGTATTACGACATTTATCATATCTTGTATATGAATAATCAAGGGTTTGACTGCGTTTTTCGATTTTATAAAATTTATATTCTCCTCCTCCTTCGGGTGTTCGTGTATCGGATATCAAATATGTACTACTATTACCACTAATAGAATTTATTAGTGTGGTTAGATTACTGATTTTAGTAGTAATCTCGGATGATTGAGTAGTTTGATCATCACGTTGTATATGTTGCATATCATATTTTGCATATTTTCTATGTTGTAGATCGTATGGATGAATATCGCCATCTCTATTAGCCATTCTAATACGCATTCTGTTATGGCAAATCGGATTTTTTTGAATATCTTGTCCTTGTACAATAGGTACCCATAATGTGTGTATTTGTGGGTTAAAATAGAATAAATACTTTTGTGGTTTGTCTGTTGTATCGGGTGCGGAGGCGGCGGAGGCGGCGGAGGCGGCGGAGGCGGCGGAGGCGGCTGCGGATGCGGTGGATGCGGATGCGGAAGGAGGGGCTTCGGTGTGATGTTTGTAAGTTAATGCTAAGAATACGGCTAAAGCTAATCCGTTAAACTTGTCTGGGTTTTTATGGAGTTTATCTTTTTCAAGATCAAACTTATCAAGTAGAACTTTTAATGAGCCTCTATTATTTGGTAAAAATTTATTTTCGATTAATATTTGTGTTAAATATTCTATAGTAACCATACTAACTGGTAGTAGCCCCTGTAGAGATGACGCCATATCTTGAATCATTTGTTCTATTTCATTAACGTAATTGTCAGGCCATTTATGCTGCCGACCTATGACCGATTCGTAATGGTTAAGTAACGTTTCGAGGTTTCCTAATTCAGTTCGGCCATCATTAATAGTCTTTTTGGCTTTGTCATACAGAGGTTTTTTTGATTCGAACATCCGCAGCATCCCTCCCTTCATCCGTTTATAACTACGGTTCTTCCGTCGCTGCGTCCGACGGGGTTTTCGAACCTTCCGCGTAGTTTTCTTCTTCATTATAAATGATGATTATATACAATATCTAAATATCTAAATATCTAAATATCTAAAACTCCACATTCGGTGTCGGCACCTTCTCATCAACATTAAAAAACTTGCGCCTGAACCGCTGCATATACTTGTCTGTTAGCTTCTTCTTCTTATCCAAGAAATCATGAACGGTCATCTTTCCAAGAAGCATGTGGATAATCATGAAAACACAATACACACCACATTCTGAGTCGTTGGACTGATGATGAACATCATTGATATATTCTTTAAATTGGATATTATTGGCCTCGCCCTGCTCGCGCACCATCTTCATAAATGTGCGTATGCGTTTTTGTGGTTTATCTCCGGTGCTGTCGAAGAAGAAAATCACCTTTGCGCGGACATCTATGAATAATGATATCCAGTGTTCGCCTGGTTTATCATGTGGGTCAGTATTGAAAACCACACCGATTTTATGTTTTCCGTTTTTAATGTGTTTCATAATATCAAATTTACATAATTCATTCCATACACATTCTCCATCTTCTAAGACCTCGTCGAAATCGACCGGCGATGGACCAATAAATAGAAACGATGGAATCGCGTGTTCATACTGTTTCAACGAATTCGCAATATCAATACTCGAGAGCCACTCGTGTATATCTTTCTTCCACGTATTAGGCGCTTGAGGTGCGAATGTATAATGAAGCATCTCCTTATCCATACCTGATGATGCGAAACTTTGGCGCAACCAACACGCTTCCTGATGACAAACACGATTCATATTGTTTTTAAGCCCAGTCCAAATCGCACGCGGGTCGGTGTCTTCGATTTTCTGGTCTGGGTGGCGTTTATTCCAAAGTGATTTCAACTTGTCGAGAGATTTGGATGAATAACACGAAAAATCCTTTGTTTCTCTAACATCAGGGTCAGTCTGGTCTCTTGGCGCGCAACTTACGGATTTGAATTTACTATCACCTTTTGTGACATCAGACGGCGCAGTTTCAATTGATTCCATTTTATGAAATACTAAACTTATACTATTATGTCATAAAAAATTGAACCGTTTATATTTTATTATACAGTTCATATTACACATTCATTCATTCATTCATTCATTCATTCTCCATGGTCGTGACAACTCGTTCGTATTATTCTAAGAAGGCTCATGAACAATCGTCATCCGCCGATTCTATAAGCATTACTGCTTCTGTCGTTGGTCGGCGTGTACGAGTTACAACTCCTTCATTCTATGAAGCGAGCGCACGGACATATAAGATATATACACCATCGTCAAGGAAATCAACCAAACAGCAGCGTAATAAGAAGAATCAGGAGGAGGCCTACACTCACGAAGCAGCGGCAGCGTTACTATCATTACAAGAACAAGAACAAGAACAAGAACAAGAACAAGAAGGCGACGAGCAGCAGCAGCACAGAAACGTATCGTTTGTGAAACACACATGCATGAACCCTTTGAGTCCGATTACAAAATACATATACAGAATCTCGGTCTATAACCTCGAGCGGACAGCGCACATGAAAACTGCTTATGTGATATACCACCGGAAAAGTAGAATGTATCATGTTTATACAATCATCTCAAACTTGATAGACGGCATCGAGCATCACAACACGCCTCCTCCTCCTCCGTCATCTGGTGCGGATGATGTGATGAATTCTGGTTCAACCGGGTTCGTGTTGCCAGAACCCCAGAATACGGTTCAATTAAAATTCGCCGCATACGTTAGTGATAGTATTGTAAATTACATCATGACGTTGATTATCCCATCTAACGATTATGACTATTATATTCAAGATGACATCGTCGGTGTAGTTTCATCAAATGATGATGATGACGTATTTGGTGATGAATGCTCCTTTTACGATATTGAAGGCTTGCTCTACGACAGCTCATCTACACTAACAACCAACGGGTTCAAGGCGTTTATGCTTCTACCTTCACGACAGTTCTGGTATAGCAGCTATTTCACAATTCACTCGCCATCTGGAGCGATGGGTGATAATCCTTACACACACAATACGATTGATTCGGCACTTCTTATTCTGGCACAATCGAGTTAGTCGGCATCTGATGCGCGTTTCATAATTTCATTATGATAATCTCTTACTTTTGGCAATTTTGCCTTTATATCGTCGTCATTATTCACGGGTTTAAATACAATAAAATCATCGATTGTTTTTTTTCGAATACACATTTTATTTGCGATTGACAAAAGCGATGATATATGTGTCGCGGCGGAGGACGACGGAGGTGTCAATTCATCCTCACCATTATCGATTGCGTCATTTTCTGCGTTGCTGTCATCCGATATGATATCCACCATCGTCTGTATTTTATCGTGTAGTTCATTTCGCGAACGAAAAATATTTTTACTATTGTTGGGATTCTCATCTGCTCGCACTTCGCTTCGCGTATCTTCTTCAATCATATCCGTTATATCATTCCACTTCAAATACTCTATACATGATTTAATATATTCGTGATGTCCTCGATTAATATCATCATTTTCACATCGTTCATTAAATAAATCTCTCGTCATATGTAATATCCTCTCTTTGTAATACATCTTTTCTTTGCGAAATATTTCATTAGCCGCCTCTTCGGATGATGCGCTATATATGGACTTTTTGTATTTGTCATACTTGTTTCGATTCGCCATTATAGACAACGTGAATTCATTCAATTCCGCCATTTACGGACGATTTTATAGATTATTATAGAACAATAATTAGGCATGTATTGTTATATACGAATATAGCGAGTTGTTTTTATACTCAACTCGGCATTATCTCCTCATCGTGAGCTTTTCTTTCGCATTTGACTCCGCAGTCACGCGCGGAATATATGTCGGGAAATCGCTATTAGTATTAGTATTAGTATTGGTATTGGTATTGGGTGCCGCCCTTTCTCCAGTAAATCCTTCGGAAATATGTCCTACATTTCGCTTTTGCGCTTGTTCCTTCTTTTTCTTATCCAACTCTTCTTTTGGAATATAATTCGTAGGAGGTTCAACTACTGGACCACCATCACCTGTACAAAATCCATCATATGTACAGTCCAGCGTACGAAGCTGAAAACGTGTCGAATTATCGAATGTGAGTTTGCCTAAATTATGAGGATTAGGATTCATCGAAGCGAAATCCGTAGCGCCATTATCAAACAAATATGGATTCGGTTGTTCAACATTACGTGCGGCAACACTTACATTATACAAATCGCTATCTGAATTCGGAACATAAACTGCGCGGTCATTACGTTGATGTGCGAAGAATTGATTACGTAATGACGACTCGACATTCACACGTTCCGACCATCCACGCCACGGCGCCTTTCCATTTCCAGGATTGAATACCGCCTCGGTAGAAAACTGTTGATATGATTGTAATGGCACGGTCGCAGTCGGGCGCGTTTCTAAAATCGGCATCATAGCGTATTTTGACGAAATGGGACGCACATCAAATGCTGGGCGAAGTGCGGCTGAAGGTATATTTCTCTCGGATATACGCGTATTAATTTCCCCCAAACGGTCGTGATGATTCGAATATGCTCCATTTACAACACCATAAAAATCCATGCTAGTATTATTCTATATAAAATGTCTTTATTTTATAGTGTGAAAATAATGATATATAAACAGATTACTCTGTTATTCTATATCCGAATCATTCACTCATTATGTGCGGTATCTTCTATTTTCAAACTGTCGCAAGGATGTCATTGAGCCAAATAAAAATACTACAGGAAAATTCTATCTTATCATCTCATCGAGGGCCAGATAAATCTGTATTCATGAAAGACGATACTCGCGCATGGGGGTTTCATCGTCTCACGATTAATGGTATGGAAGCGGCTGCCGACCAACCGTTTCATCTAAAAAACTGTCGGTTGATTTGTAATGGTGAAATCTATAACTTTCGTGACCTCATTCGCGAGTTCGGTCTTGAGGATGAATACAAAAGTGAGTCGGATTGCGAAATCATCATTCATTTGTATCGTAAAATCGGCATCTATGAAACATTACGTCGATTGGATGGTGTTTTTGGGTTGGTGTTGCATGATTACGAAAGTGGCGTTACATATGTTGCGAGAGATCCGGTGGGTGTGCGTTCGCTATTTATCGGTGTTTCACGACATGATGGACCATTCGGTGGTGAGTATTCTGATTTGGCATGCGTTTCACTAAATCCCGACCATTATGCGTTATGTATCGCAAGTGAAATGAAATCGATTCACGCTTTGTGTGACACTATTACGCAATTTCCCGCAGGATGTTACATGGAATATATAGGTGAGGACAGTCCCGATGGAAGTGCGATGTTCAAATCATATTATGATTATGCCACAATATATTATAAGTCTGGCTGTGGGTTGAAAAAAACGAATCAGACATCAATGCTTGAATGTCAGATGAATGAACTTCAAGTGAGGTATTCATACCCGACATTCGATGATGACCAATGTAAAATCGACGAGGAACATATATGTAACGACATTCGTGACCTATTCACAAAGGCGGTTCTAAAACGTTTGATGAGCGAGAGACCTGTTGGATGCTTACTGTCGGGCGGATTGGATAGCTCACTTGTTACTTCCATAGTTTCGAGAGAATTGAAAAGGACCACACCAGACACCGTATTGAATACATATAGTATTGGATTGGATGGGTCGGTTGATTTGTATTGGGCGCGTAAGGTTGCCGAATATTTGGGCACCTGTCACCACGAAGTTGCTTTAAAAGAGGACGATTTCTTAGACGCGATTCATGATACGATTTATCAGACTGAAAGTTATTGTACTACAACCATTCGCGCTTCTGTCGGAAATTACCTCATCAGTAAATATATTCAGACACACACCGATGATGCCGTTATTTATTGCGGCGATATGTCGGATGAAATCTTCGGCTCATATCGCGGGTTTCTCAAAGCGCCGAATGATACGGATTTTAAACGCGAAAATGAACGGATGATTCGCGATGTCCGTTTTTTCGACTTACTCCGCTCGGATAAGAGCATTAGTGGTGCGGGGTTGGAGGCGCGGGTTCCTTTTGCGGATAAGGAATTTCTTGCGTATGTTATGCGTATTCCTGCGCGATTCAAGCGTTTCACTGATGAGAGAATGGAAAAATACCTTCTACGTAAAGCGTTTCAGGGACCTGAGGGCGGTAAAGGGGATGACGATAGCGATGGCCGTCCTCTACTTTCAGATGACGTTCTTTGGCGTAGAAAGGAGGCATTTAGTGACGGTGTTAGTTCTGCTGATGGACGTAGTTGGGTTCAAATGATTAAAGAATATGCCGACCGAGTGATAACGGACGACGAATTTAATAATAAATCGCATACTTTATACTCACTATATAATCCGCCATATGACAAGGAAAGTTTCTATTATCGCCGCATATTTGAGAACATTTATGGTGGGCGGGGTGCGACAATCCCGTATTATTGGCGGCATCCATTTTGTGAGGGTGTGCTTGACCCAAGCGCGCGCTTACTGACTTTTTATGTCGGCACAGACGCACCCGCACCACCGTAATTCTGTTATTATTATCTTATTATAATACAGCAAAGTCTGTAGTTGTACTCTATAGTCTATAGTCTGTATTCATATCTTTATAATATATTTATAATGAACACCATAAAAACCACCGCAGAAGACCTCGTAGTCGCTGTCATTACCGCCGTGCGAAATATTCTTACACCTGTGTTTGATAAATATACCTCGTATTACAAATATATCGAATTTTTCATTTATGGGATTTACGCCATCGTATTATTCGGTTTTTATAATACAGTTCCGGACTATATCCCCCTTTTACGAAACACACTATTATATGTCGCGGTCGTTATACTAATACTTCGGTTTAATAAAATATCATGGACAAATTCGAAATTTGCTATTCTGGGTGGAAATACCTTTAGTGACTTTGACCGTCGTCTTATCATATCTACTTGTATATTTATTTTAATCACACACATAGTATCTGAAACAGTAATAAATTATACAAGGAACCAGTTTCAAAAAAAATTACTACATCCTATAAGTGGTGGCATAATCAACCCTATATATAATATTATAGACGGTGTGAGTGCGGGCGCAAGGACCGCAGTTCGCGCAGCAGGGGGTGGAGCTTGATTTGACAAAAAATTGAAATGTTTTTGTCAAAGATGTACAATAGTAGCATTCGCAGCATCAACTGAATACACGAAGAAATGACGACGAATGAAGAAAGAAGAAATCCCGGAACTACGGTTATTGAACAGGCTGATAAGGCGATACAGGACGAATTAGACGTGGTGATGGATGTGATGGAAGAAATACAAGACAAAATCCCAGAAGGTGCGTATCTACGTGGAATGAACGCTCTCGGCGCTTTACACAAACACAAGCGGACTACATTGAGACAGCGACGTCCTGGCGATATCTTGAGCACTTGGCTCACCTTGGAAGAAATCGAAGAGACCGACGATGACCTCTACGATGAAATCATGGAAGTCGCCGACGAAATCGTCATCGAACTGTGCGGCGATACGTCCAGCATCTATCTGAACGACGCCCATAGTCTCGTTCATCGCGGAGAAGAAAGAGAGGTATTTCAGTTGCTTGTCAATTACAAGCCAGAGGAAGGCAATGCCGGTTATGAAACAAGCCCGATGGTCCTTCATTACGCACTTCAAGTCATCATGACACGTTTGTTTGATGACACATTCCATGAACTTGAAGTTGTTCGACCTGTGAGTTGCCAGTGCGGATGGCGTGGAGCACAAGGCAACTGGGACCGTCATGTCACGAATGCGCGTCATCTGCGATGGGTGAATTCTGAATGCGAACGAAAATCAATGTACCGTTTGACGAAAGCACGCGAGATTGTAGTTGCTCGTCGCGAACCGGGTATCGTCTATATCAACGAACTTCACTCTACTCCTGAATCACGAATCGCAATCGAGGAGGCGATTCATGCCGCAGAGACTGTAGGCGAACGCGTGATATTCATGCGCGCGGATGGACGTATGAGCTGGTTTGCTTGAATATTACGGGATGTTTGTTATCGGTTACGAACCGTCTTGTTACGCATATTATTTACAGCAGTTGTCTTATTTACATAAAATACATTACCGGGTTGATGTTGTGATGAACCCTTTTTTTTAATTGTCTTGCCCGCCATTCTACGCATATGCTGCTGTTTTGATGCCGTCGTTTGTTTATGACGAGGAGGGCCATCACAGAAAAACTGTTGGAGATGAAATAAAATATACTTACTTATGATTTCATCGATTTCGCGTGGATTCAGTTTATTTTGTGTTGATTTAGCATCAAAATTAGCCATATTTACATACTTCATGAATAGGTTATAAATCTCGATGGAGAGAATTTCCTTCTTTACGAGTGCCGTCATTGACGGAGATATTGACGGTAATTCAAGTTTATCAAACACATTACGAAATAATGCGCTATTTAAAAATCTCACAACAAACGTCTCAAACGGTATATATGAATAATATGGTTGTAATTTGATATAATATACACGCTCATCTTTCATTTTATGATGATGAACATCATCTAAAAAACATACTTCAATATTCGACGGTAATCGCGCACAATGAATGAAATCATCGATGGTCTTTTCCTTTGTGGTTCGATGTGGATAACTGGTTCCAACAGCCGCAGCCATCGCATTTGGTTTAAATCCGCCAATAATATGGTCGAATAGGGGAGGTATGATTGCGAGGTCTTTGGACGTCGCTGAACCTTTTGTGGTAGTATCGCTGGCGCCTCGTAACTTATTTTCAAAGTAATGACGAATGTGCGAAACCCACTTATCGGGAGCCATATTATTCGTATAAATCATAACCTTACTACATATACCGGCATTCTTCTTTTTACGAATATAATCTAAGATGCGCACCATACTCGGTCGTATTATTTCTGGATATAAATCAACTAAATCGTTGAAATGGCGGTACATAATGGTCGGGTCATTAAAATAATCTTCTAATACATGTCCAAATATCGAAAATTGAGCAAAATTTCCGAGAGTTTCATCCACATCAAAAACAACAACTTTGTGTTTTTTTGGTGAAGGAGGATTCATATTATAGTTATTATATCGATATATAATAACTATGCCATTATATACAGATAATGATATTGATGAAGATATGAAACTAACACGGGAGGATTATATCAAAATTCTTCATCACTATCACCCCGGCTTGCGAGAGATGTATAGTCGTCGCATGTCTTTGAAAACCGCGAAAGAACGAGCACACCGGATTCTCGCTGAAAAGTTGTGTCAATGTATTAAGCCGCCACATTCGTCTTCCTCATCATCGGAATCGAAAGAAGGGCGCCGTATCGCGTATTGTACAACATCTATATTCAACCGTAAAGGTATTCGACGACATGGATTTCGTTGTAAAACAACGCGCGGGGTGGCGCGGCCTCGTTTAACCGGTGATGTAACGAAGATAACACGTAAATTACGTCTATCATGAGACCGTATGTTGTTGTATATCATCCGATTCCACAAATTCTACAGCGCGTAAAATCAACAATTCTTCTTGGCTCAATCTCTGAAATACAACGTTCAGTTCAAATTTTATATTAAAAACAAAATGTTTTACATTTCGTATGGTTACTGTATGTATTCCATCTGTTTCATTCTGTTTTATGCGGAATAAACACCCTCCTAATGTTATATAAGGTCGCGTCTCGAGAGAACGTAGTGGAATCCAACGTATAAGTTGATTATGTTTCAATTCATATGGGTCTTCTATAACGCGATACATATGTAATTTACGTTCGAATTCCTCCATTTTCTCAGGAGTTAAATTCAAAGACGAGAGAATTTCGCGTCTTCGTGTCTCAATCTTTTTCAACGTCATATTCGCAATCGTGCTATTCTCTGTCTTTGTCATCGCTGATAATATCGCGTTAATATCCAGTGGAAATGTGGGTTCATCCAAAACCGACTGGAATAAATCATCATCTGAATTCACCGCATAATCTGTGTCTTTCACACTTGGATGTCTTCTTGACGCTTCATCATCATCATCATCGTCCTCATCATCATCATCATCATCATCATCATCATCCTCCGTTGTATCACTTATATGCGATGACTCGGATGACGACCGATATTTGTCAGTTCCTTCGTCGGATTCATCGCCTTCGTCGGATTCGCCCCCGACGTCATCAGTGTAAGCTTCATTATCATCATGTCGGTTGTCATCTTTCTGTAATAAATCGGCGATGTTCATGTCGTACTCATTCTCGTCACATAATAGTGCTGAACACACATTCGCATTTGGTATGATTCGATTCACTGATGATGAACGTGACCGTGTTTGTGACCGCGGCCGAGACCGAGACCGAGCCCTTCCACCACCAGATGGTCGCATATACTCTATATCTACAACCACAATTTTCTTCATGAAATAGGGGTCTATATAATGATAATGATAATATTACGTATAATATCCTTTTATTATACATAATACGAATGAACGTAGCACATGGTTGTGTCACATGTCAAAACCAGTATTAGAAATCATCATTTTATCGATGCCAACTGATTTGGCGATTTGTTTCGCGACCTTGGTTATATTTTCGTCATCACCATCCGTCGCATGTTTTGATAGTGTCATATAAATTTGATTGGCTTTAGTTTCGCTGTTTTCACATTGAGGGTTCAATTTCGCCCACTCATTTACTAACACTACGTTTTTATGCTCGACTGTATGTATCGCATTGGAAAGTTTCTTACTGTGAATACCTTCACGTTCCCATTTATTATCATCTTTGATGTATAATACCTCTCGTTTGCTATCACTACAATGTATTGGACGCTTGGTCGGCTCAGTTTTCTCTAGATTCTCTATAAATATCTTGGATATCCCTTTTACAAACCCGTGTTTTCCAACATCTTCCATATCATCAGTATCTAATTCTATCGTTTTTACAAAGTCGGTCATATTCATCGCATCTTTACACTGTTCATTCAAAAACATGTTGATATTAAATGTCTTATTGTTCGAATTATTGACCATATTTCCATTCACTGTAAGATTATTATTATGATTTATTGTATTACTTACACCAGAACCGTAATTATGCGTCAATGTCGATTGCGGCAACGAAGTTGCTTGGGATACAATTATATTTTGACCTATAGTTGTCAATACAGCACTACATAACTGTATCATTTGGGAATTTTGGATTTGATTGGCTTTACTTAGTTCGGCATTTGATTGGCATAACTCCGCTATTTTGGTTGAAAATAGATTATACACGGAGTTATCATTATTTTCACTCGAACAATGCTTTGAATGCCGCCATAAACTTCGTTGGGCCATATACTTTCGGTCACAATTGGGACAACGATAGGTCGCCGAAGAGGCGGCGGCTCCGGGGGTCGAAAAATGGACATTTTTTTGGACATCACCAAGTAGCAGTGATCTATGCTTGTCAGTCTGGTTATGTTTCAGATAGTTGAATTTTCGTGACGTAGAATAGTCACACTTGTCGCATACGTAAATGTGCTCTTTTGGCATGGTGATGTTTATCACCTGACGCTAAATGTGACGATAAAATGAAGACTTCTGATATTACGCCTTACTTAAATAGGAGCACCTTGGCTTTATATCACTAAAAGTAGTAATGTCCGTTTTTGTATATATAAATGTCCATATTTTTAAATGGCCGAATGAACGCCGACCGACCGATAAAAAATTTACAGTCACAAATATTTTTGCCAAAGAAAAAGTTGTGACTGTAATTTTGAAAATCGCGAGTTTTCGTGTTTTAAAATCTCCAGCGTAAATGGCGTTTTGGACATTTATTGGGACATAACCAAAAGTAGCAGATTTACTACTTTTGATAGATAATACTCATTTTTATCAATGACTACCCAACCGTTTTGGCGATTCTTATCGTAACAATATTCTTCTGACGTCAATCAAGTATATGAGCATAACCCGTCATAAATAATATAGCTCAAATCAAGGGTCGCGCACCAGGGGCGAAGCCCCTCCCTCCTCCCTCCCCCGGCATGGATGGCGCCTAAAAATGGACATTTATGGATTTGGTGATCATCGGGTTTCAGTCAGAGAATATTTTACATATTCACATGTTAGAGACTTATAATGGTAACACATTTTCTGGCGAAAATATACAATTTTAAAACGGTGATAAATATCACCTGTCCATATTATGCTCTGGTTATTTTCGTTGTATTTTTCATTGTGTGTGAATTATGGTGTGGTCCTGTGAAAAAGTAGAAATATCACCAAAAGTAGTAATGTCCAAATAAATGTCCATTTTTGGACCGGCCGCCGATGGCCGTTGATGGCGCATAAAAAATTTACAGTCACAACTTTTTCTTTGGCAAAAATATTTGTGACGATAACTTTCAAAAATCGCATATTTTCGTGTTTTAAAATCTCCAGCGCAAATGGCGTTTTGGACATTTATTGGAAAGTAGCAGCTTTACTACTTTTTGATATTAACGGATAAATGTCCATTCTCTCCTTTATTTATTTCTCTCAATTATTCATTTTCAAGCCGTGAAAAATGGCCAGAAAATGAGTTGAACGAATGGTTTCGACCTATTTGAATTCATGGTTTTAAACCGAATATTTTTGGCTGGTAAGTGGATGAAACGAATGGTTGCGTTGGATTTGAACTGTAAGGTTTTAAACCGAATATTTTTGGCTGGTAAGTATATATAACGAAGTAATCGATGGTATTACAAGTGGGTATTTATATAAATTAATATATTCAGTTTCTCGAACATTCATTTTCAAGCCATGAAAAATGGCCAGAAAATGAGTTGAACGAATGGTTGCGTTGGATTTTAACTGTCAGGTTTTAAACCGAATATTTTTGGATGGTAAGTATCTGAAACGAATGGCTTGCTTATTTGCCAGTCGAGATTTATACTTGTCATAATCTAACACTTATGTAAAATAAATTTATATAAAGTTTATTTTACCTATAATTTCGAATCAATTGTGTTCTAAAACTTCGTTCCAATCACCTCATTGGCTGCCATGGGCTCAAACGACATCATCCCGCCGGGCATTCCACCGCCGACATTTTGCGCATAAGTGCTGTTAAAGTGCTGTTGCTGCTGGCTCGCCTGTGAGAGACCATAATCAGCAGTTCCGGTATTACGGCCGGTGGTAAGGACTGGGTTAGGTGGGGCCATTCCACCACCAATCATTCCACCAGGCACACCACCCGCGTAAGGTTGCGAGAGAGGCTGTGTAATGCGAACAGCACCACTACCACCTTGTTGTCCGCCCGCGCCACCACCTGCGCCACCAACTGTGCCGTTGTAGCTCGTCTCGCCGCCAAGGAGTTCAATCGTGCGCTCTACGATAATCTGGACCTTCTCACCCAACTTCGTTTTAATACTTAAGAGAATCATCAATATTCCTAAAATTGTGGTCGTGAAGTTGAACTCACTGTATCTGTATCCAGAGTAAGTCGGGATAAATGTAATCAGCCGATGGATGAAATAGATGAACAAGAACATGAAGAGAATCTGACCGATGATTTCCACTAAAATCATGAGTGTTGCCTTGTGGTCATCAGGTTCAGGAACATAGGTGCGAACCAAATATAACATAACGAGAATAGGCACAAACCCGACAAGCGTATATTGAACAATATTCAATAAAACCCCTTGTTGTTGTTCATCCAAACGAAACACATGATCAACAAATGAACTCCCACGCTTTGACCCTTCTTTTACAGTTTCCTCAAACGCCTCCATCGATGAATATGTATATACATAGTTAAATATTATTTATAGAATGAAATACATGAAATCCATGAAATCCATGAAATCCATGAAATACATGAAATCCATGAAATCCATGAAATACATGAAATCCATGAAATCCTGAATTCATATAATAACGAATTAAACACATTTTTGCGTATTCTTCTATACGTCCGTCAGCCCATCCGAGAGAATGCTTCGTCGTTTTGCGCGTGTCAATAGTGTGCCACATTATCGGGTTGAACATAATGAAGATAATGGAAAATTGGAAGTTTTACCAAATACACCCGCGAATACTGAATCAACACCATCCACGTATATTCCTCCACACCTTGAATATCAATACCTAAATCTTATTCACGATATTTTGGAAGAAAAGCATGAACATATTAGTCGCAATGGAAGCACATTTTCAGTCTTTGGCGCAGGTATGGTTTTTTCATTAGAGCAAGGATTGATTCCGATACTAACGACGAAACAAATGGCGTGGAAAACATGCTTGAAAGAACTACTATGGTTTATTCAGGGAAAAACCGATAATCGGTTATTAAATGACGCAGGTGTTCATATTTGGGATGATAATGCGTCACATGATTTTATGGAATCGCGCGGATTATCGCACTATGCCGAAGGCGATTTAGGGCCGGTTTATGGACATCAGTGGCGACACTTCAACGCAGAATATAAAGGTCACTGCGCAGATTATACGGGAAAAGGGGTCGATCAACTCGCCGAGATTATACGGTGCCTGAAACACCCTACTGAAAGATTTTCCCGACGGTTGATTATGTCGGCATGGAATCCATGTCAGTTAGATGAAATGGCGCTTCCACCATGTCATATACTTTGCCAGTTTAATGTTGATAATATGAATCGACTATCATGTGCTTTATATCAGCGAAGTGGTGATGTAGGTTTAGGCGTTCCATTCAATATTGCGTCGTATAGTTTTTTGACGCATTTACTCGCAAAGCATTGTGGATTAGTTACACACGAGTTTGTATATTATTTAGGAAATGCGCATATATACGATGACCATGCTGATACTCTAAAGACGCAATTATTGCGTCGGCCATTCGATTTTCCTCGGGTTGAAATATCGATTTTGAGAGATGATATTAATGATTATACATTTGAAGATTTTCGCGTTTTGAATTATAAAAGTTGGGATTCTTTGAAGATGAAAATGCGAAAATAATATAGAATTAATGTGTTATTACATGTTATAATCTTATCACACGCAAAAAATGAGTGGAAGCGCAGCATTATCAGCAGCAAGAAAGCGACGGGCGTCTTCATCACCGATGGCCGGAGGTATTACAAATATGCCATCTTCGTCGCAAGCAGGTTCCGGAAGTTATTATGGTGGAGGGTCGTCGTCAAAACAATCATTACAAGGAATAATGAATCAGGTGCCTTATTCGGGACAAGGGCAACAAGCATTTACATTACCGAGAGAGTCGGTGCCGAATATTCCTATTAATATCTATGAGAACATAGAGCTTATAAAAAATCAGTTGGCAGAGCGAACCAAATTGATTAAATCTCAGGGTTCATCGATACCATTAGATAAATTGAGAGTTCTTCAGAAACAAAATGAAATCCAAACCCAAATTCTTAAACAAAAAATCGCGATTGCGCAACAAATGGATAACATTGAGCAACGAAAACGAGAAGAGCAAGCGCAAGAGCAGTTACAACGAAACAGTTCTTTGAACGTCTCATCAAATGAACCCGAATTCATTTATGAGAAAGGTATTCCTCGTAAGAATCCCAAATATAGAAAACCCGAAGATGAGTATATTCCACCTATTAAACCGGTTCAGGAACCAGTTCAGGCTCCAGTTCAGGCTCCAGTTCAGGTTCCGGCTCTTGTTTCTAATACTTTGGGACCGACGCAGTTGGCCTATCATGCGCATATGCCGACGACCCAATCACATGAACAATCCGGACGAACGTTGTCGCCTTTCATAAGCATGATGACCGATACTGGTATAATTCCGCCTCCAGTTGTTATACTTAAATCTCATGACGCAGCACTCGAGGAACATCATTACATGATACAAGATATACTTGACCAATTGGATTATTTACACTCGAACATGAAGAGTGACCGATTATCGCCGGTTAAAGAAGAATCGGCTTCTACTAGTAAATCTGTAAATAGACAAACAGTAAGCCGTTCCGAGACCGACCAAGGCGATGACGCCGACGGTGATGAAGAGCCTGAATTATTGATGGAAGTCGTAATGAATGATTTGACAAATAGTCGCGAATTCGTAGAGGGGATTGTAGATAAGATAGTGAATGATACTAATCTCGCGGAAGTAATTATGAAGATTGAGCCGATTGTTAAAGAAAATCAAGAGCTTCGTTCGCTAATACATTCACAACAACAGATGATGAATGAAATGAATATCATGCTTTTTCGTCTATTGAATCAACAATCTACGGCAGCAGCTAGTTCATATTCACAAACCACCGATTCGTCAAAAGAGGTTCCTAAACATGAATCGCATCTTGTATATCAAGATGATGAATTGAACGGGGATGGATTATATCAAGGTGAAATGACCGAAATCATATTAACACCTTCTGTTAGTGAGAATAAAGAAGAACCACCATATCATGAATCATCGGGACCGTCGGACGCACAGCCGGACGCACAGGCGGACGCACAGCCGGACGCACAGCCGGACGCACAGCCGGACGCACAGCCGGACGCACAACCGGACGCACAACCGGACGCACAACCG